TCTAATGACAAAGGAACATGGTTTGGATGGGATGTATCTAAAGTTGGTCCGGTTACAGATAAAGGTGTTTATGCGATTGCTAAAAGCTTTGCTGAAAAAAATAGCAAGGGTCAAGTAAAAGTAAAACACGGATCTGACGAATCAAAAACCGATTCACCATATTAATCATCTAGCGTAAGCTAGATTCCTAGGATTGGGCGTGGAAGCGAGAGTGGAAGCGCCCAAGACAAAATTATGAGTATAAAATTAGTAGTAAATAATAAAATGAGTATAAATAAATTTAAAGAAATATTTAAAGGATTAGAAAGAGCCCATGGTTGTACTAAAGTATCAGAGCCAACAGAAAATGGAGTTAAAGTAAAAGGACAATCTTTTGTAGTACGTCAACCAGTAACTGACGATCTCTGGAGAATGCATTTACAAGGAACACAAAGTTTAGGAATTATTCCAATTAATGAAGATAATCAATGTGTATGGGGATGTGTAGATATAGATTCCTATGCAGGTTTTGATCATAAAAAATTAATAGATAAAATTAAACAATTTAAACTACCCTTGCTCGTGTGTAGATCAAAGAGTGGCGGAGCACACGTCTTTCTGTTTACCGCAGACCCGGTATCAGCAGAAAGAATGAGAGACAAACTTACAGAAATAAAAACATTATTAGGATACGGTGGATCAGAAGTTTTTCCAAAACAAATTGAATTAAAATCAACAGATGATACAGGTAACTTTTTAAATTTACCTTACTTTAATGGTGACCAGTCAACACGATATGCTTTTACAGGTGATGGGGACGCAGCAACTCTTGAAGAATTTTATGAATTGCATGACTATATTAAACAAAAAGACATAACAAAAATAAAAATAGAAAGACCTAAATCAGAATATTCAGATGCACCACCATGCATAGAACTTATGGCCCTGAATAAAATTCCAGAAGGTGGAAGAAATAATGCGTTATTTCATTATGCTGTTTATGCCAAAAAGAAATGGCCAGCAGAATGGAAAAGTAGAATTACAATGTTTAACATTGCAGCATCAGCAACTCCTTTAAGTGAGTCCGAAGTGGACATAATTAAAAGACAGCATGAAAAAAAAGATTGGGGTTATAAATGTAATGATGTTCCAATGTGTAATTTATGTGATAAAAAATTATGTAGAGAAAGAAAATTTGGTATTGGGGGAGAGATAGTGTTTCCTGCACTAACAGATTTACAAAAAATTAAATTAGAAAAACCGTATTACTATCTTAATGTTGATGGTCAACGTTTACACCTGGAGAATGTTAAGTTTTTAAAACAACAAAGTTTGTTTCAAGAGGCGTGTATGGAACAGCTAGACTTTAAACCACCAACAGTTAAGCCTAAAGACTGGGACATGATTATAAATCCACTGATGAAGAACCACGAACCTGTGGAAGCACCAGAAGGTGTGACAACAGCAGATCAGTTAAGAAATCATTTAGAAGAATTTTGTTTAAATAGACACATTGGATCAGCTGTCACGGATCTTAAAAATGGGGGTGTATGGAATAATGAAGGGTTTCATCATTTTATATTTAATAAATTTTATACTCACTTTTTAATTAGACAACGATGGGATATAAACTATCAACGTACAGCTCAGATGCTAAAAGAATTTTGCAATTGCGAAGACACTAGGGTTGGTAAAAATAGAATATCAGTATTTACTGTTAAACAATTTGATAAAAGAAAAGATGATTATGTTCAAAAAGAATTAAAACCGAAGGATGTATTTTAATGAAAACCATAGTCTTAGGGCCACCAGGGACCGGTAAGACTACAACTTTACTTAAAAAAGTAGATCATTATTTAAAAGAAACAGATCCAGATAAAATAGGCTATTTTGCTTTTACACAGAAAGCGGCATACCATGCTCGAGACGAGGCCATAAAAAAATTTAATTTAACTGAGGATGATCTTCCATATTTTAGAACTCTACACTCATTAGCATTTAGAAAATTAGGACTTAAAAAAGATCAGGTGATGCAATCAAGACACTATAAAGATCTTGGAGAAAAACTTGGATTTCCAGTGACATATGCGGATCATCAAGAAGATCATGGAGGATTTTTTACTTCCGATAGTGAATATTTACAAATTATTAATTTGGCTAAAGTAAGAAATACTACATTAGAACAACAGTATAACAAACAAGAACATACCCAAGACTTAGAGTTAAGTAAATTACATATTATTTCTAACGAACTACAAAGATATAAAAAAGAATATAACTTAATTGATTTTAACGACATGATTTTAGATTTTGTTAAGTCAGATTTATCCCCCAAGTTTGATGTAGTATTTATAGATGAAGCACAAGATTTATCTTTAATGCAATGGGATATGACAAAATCTATCTGGAATAAGAGCAAAGATTCTTTTATTGCAGGAGATGATGATCAGGCTATTTTTAAATGGGCCGGCGCTGATGTTGATTCTTTCATAGCCTTACAGGATCAAATGATAAACCTTCCTTTAATACAATCACATAGAATACCAGTAAAAGTCCATCAACTTGCAATGGGAATTATAAATAGAATTAAACATAGAATAGATAAAACATGGCAACCTAGAACCAGTGAAGGAGGTCTACAGAGGCATTTTAATATTGAATCAGTAGATATGTCTTCAGGTGATTGGTTGGTGTTGGCTCGAACGAAATTCCTATTAAAAGAAATAGAAGATGTTCTACATCGTAAAGGTTTATATTATGAAACCAAACACAAACGCAGTTATGAAAAAGATATTCAAGAAGCAGCTACCGATTGGGAGCATTTAAGACAAGGACAACTTTTGACTTACAAACAAGTAGAAAAAATTTACGGGTATATGTCCCCGGAGCACAGAGATAAAAAGTTAATACAAGGTATGACTAAAGGGTCCTTTTATGGCATTGACCAATTAACTAAAGACTTTGGATTAAAGACTAAAGGAGTTTGGTTTGAGGCCTTTGATGATGCAGGTTCAAGACGAATAAACTATTTAAGAAAAATGAGGAAGAATGGAGAACAGTTAAATAAAAAACCAAGAATAGAACTCTCTACTATACACGCGGCCAAGGGGGGAGAGTGCCAGAATGTAGTGCTGTTAACTGATCTTACTGAAACTACTTTAGAATCATACCATAACCATCCCGATGATGAAAATAGATTATTTTATGTCGGTGCAACACGTACAAAAGAAAATTTACATATTATAGAACCCAAACGTGAAGCGAAAGCATTTCTAATATAATGCCACACACACTTACCAGTGAACTTGTCTTGTTATCAATGATGACATTTTATTTTGGCATCAAACTTTATTTAGTATTTATAATATGAGCGACGTATATAAAAAACAAGTGGGAGGATCTCATTATCAATCCATGGTTATACAACCCTCTGAATTTATAAATAAAAATAATTTGCCCTTCGCAGAAGGGAATGCTATAAAATATTTGTGCAGACACAAACAGAAAGGACAAAAGAAAGATTTGGAAAAAGCAATTCACTACTGTCAAATGGCAATCGATAGAGATTATCCAGAGAAGGGAAAAACAGTGTCAGAAAAACTACAAGACGAATTGGAACCTATTAAAGATTTCTTAGAAGAAGCTGAGAAAGAGAAAAAAGAATTAGAAGAATCATATAAAGAATCAAGAAGACAAACAGAAGAACGTAAATCAAAAGATAAACCAAACTCATGGGGAATAATTAAATGATGCAACTACCACTTTTTAAACCGCGAACAGAATGGCTACCACCGGAAGACTTTCCAGATCTATCTAAATATGATGAGATTTCAATAGACCTAGAAACCAAAGACCCTTATTTAAACGTAAGGAGAGGCTCTGGTTCTGTTGTAGGGGTAGGAGAAGTTGTAGGAATAGCAGTAGCTGTTAAAAACTGGTGTGGTTATTATCCCATTGCTCATGAAGGTGGTGGTAATATGGACAAAGGAAAGGTTCTTAAGTGGTTTCAAGCTGTGTTATATACACCAGCCACAAAGATATTCCACAACGCCATGTATGACGTTTGTTGGATACGCGCGTTAGGTTTAAGTATCAGCGGTAAAATAGTCGACACAATGATAGCGTCGGCTTTGGTTGATGAAAATCAAATGCGCTATGACTTAAACAACTGTTCTAGAAGATACACTGGAAAAGGAAAAAATGAAACAGAATTATATGAGGCGGCTAAGAGTTGGGGAGTAGATGCTAAAGCAGAGATGTATATGCTTCCAGCAATGTATGTTGGAACTTACGCGGAACAAGATGCAGTTATTACTTTCGACCTTTGGCAAGAACTTAAAAAAGAAATTAATCTTCAAGATATAAATTCAATTATGGATATGGAAACAGAATTGTTTCCGTGTCTAGTTGATATGAAATTTAAAGGCGTTCGCGTGGATGTGGAAGCAGCGCACAAATTGAAAACCACATTAGTTGAACAAGAAAAACAATCATTAAAAGAAGTAAAAAAAGAAACAGGTATAGATACCCAAATATGGGCAGCACGATCCATTGCACAAGTTTTTGACAAGCTTGACTTAGACTACGATAGAACTGAGAAAACATCTGCTCCTTCCTTTACTAAAAATTTTTTAGCGAATCACCCCCACCCACTGGTGAAACACATTGCTCGGGCTCGTGAAATAAACAAGGCCCATACCACATTCATTGATACCATAATAAAACATTCCCACAAGGGTAGAATCCATGCTGAAATTAATCAGCTTAGAGGAGATAATGGAGGAACGGTGACCGGAAGATTTTCCTATAGTAATCCAAATTTACAGCAAATTCCTGCACGGAACAAGGAGCTTAAACAAAAGATTAGGGGTCTATTCATCCCTGAGGAGGGCCATACATGGGGTTGTTTTGACTATTCTCAGCAAGAGCCTAGGTTGGTGGTGCATTATGCAACTTTACAGAATCTCTATGGAGTGGACGAGGTATTGGAAGCCTATAAAGAAGGCAATGCGGACTTTCATGACATTGTAGCAGACATGGCCGAGATACCAAGATCACAAGCTAAGACTATAAACCTGGGTCTCTTCTATGGTATGGGAAAAAATAAATTACAAGCTGAACTTGGAGTAAACAAAGATAGGGCTGACGAACTATTTAAAAAATATCATAATAAAGTTCCATTTGTAAAACAACTGATGGATAATGTAACGCGTCGTGCAGAAGATTCTGGAAAAGTGAGAACTCTTTTAGGACGTCTTTGTCGCTTCCATTTATGGGAGCCCAATCAATTCGGGATTCATAAAGCATTGTCTCATGAAGCAGCACTCGCGGAACACGGACCAGGGATCAAACGCGCCTACACGTACAAGGCATTAAATAAATTAATCCAAGGAAGTGCAGCTGATATGACAAAGAAAGCAATGATAGAACTATATAAGGAAGGAATCATTCCTCATATACAAGTACATGATGAGCTAGATATTTCTGTAGAAAGTGATAAACAAGCAAAACGTATAATCGAAATTATGGAAACTGCAGTAGATCTTGAAGTTCCTAATAAAGTAGACTATGAATCGGGCCCTAATTGGGGTACAATAGAATAAACAAGGAGAAAACTATGAACAAATTAAAACAAGTATGGGTGTTAGCAAAAGCTCATCCACAAACATCTATCATTATAGCAATAGTGGTTGTTGCCATATATTTTTTAAACTAGGAACTGTATGACCCATGGCCTATCTAAATGCAAACATCCCTGCTACCTATGCGCAGATCAGGAGAGAATATCTCTATGACCTTAAAGAGCACCATGGAGAAGTGGAAGACTGCATTATATTTGGCTTGGCATCGATTACAGGGCGTCCCGTACTCTTTCATGCAATTATGGAAAACGGTGCTGTCTTCTATAGGCTCCCTATTTCAGCGTTCATTCAAAGAGGATTTAGAGAAGATCAAGTTCCTAGGATGCGACTTGATGAGCTGGAGCTATGGAATTGCTTTAGTTATTATCCTAGCGTTTTGCTTTTTGATATCCTAGACGGACAAGCTGGAAAGTTTTTTGGAAAAGATAAAAAAACCTATCCGGGTGCGTATCTTTTTACAGTTGACTGGGCACATCCAGAGAGTAATATAGTAGACACAGATCATTCTGAAATATCGCATGAACATAAGTGCGCCCACATTCTCGCCTTAGAGAATGGAAATTATGCAGCGCAACCTAATAATCGTATCCTTTGGGATATACCTTCGTTTACAGTAAGAGACGAAGTACCAGATTGGAAGGTTCAAACTTCAGATTGGAATGTAGAGGACACAGGTAAATGGAAAACAGAAGATACCGATAGGTACTTTTATAAAATTGAGGAAAAGAAAAATGATTAAAAAATGGATAAAATCTCTAATAGAAAAAGTTTTTGGTAAATTTTGTAAATGTGAAGAAACATATTTAGCGGAAGAAAAAGCTCTGGCTGATCATGCAGCCTCTTTTCAGGAGAAAAATGATGACTAAAAA